GAAAGATTTTGGGGTGATGGCATGAAAGAAACAGTTAAAATTGAATGGCAAACAGGCAGCATGATTATCAATCTTGGCTTTTTCTTTCCGGCTTCTGCTGAAAAAGTTAAAAAGCTGCTGAAAATAATCAGTTTGGATTTCCGTAATGAAGAAGAATTGATTGCTGATATTATGGAATACCTAAACGGTGAAATATCAAGGCTGAAAGACCTGATGAAAGCAAATGCTAATCTATATGCTGATATCAGGCAAAAGATGGTTGATTGTCAGAATATGGTAGAAAGCAAAAAGAAACCAAATGGTGTAAGGCTAACAAAGGATGAATTGCAGCAGGTTAGAAAAGACAAGAATAAATGGAAAGCGGAAGCTAAACAGCATGAACATGATTTCAACGGTTGCAAACAAAGACTTGAAAAAATTCAACGGAATATTGAACTGATAAAAAATCTAAATGAAAGGTAGGTGATGAATTTGTTGTACAAGGGATATGTTGAAACGAAAAATAAACAGTGTATTGAAAAGTTCAAAGGCAGAACAGACTTGAAAACCTATCAACAAGTTCAGAACTTGCCTGAATTTGCCGGGATTCTTGCTGATGATACTATTCTTGTGGATGTTGATGATTCTGAACAAGCTGAAATCCTGATGAATATTGTTGAGGAATTTCAGCTTGATTGTCGTGTTGTGTTGACAAGCCGGGGAAGGCATTTCCTGTTTAAGAATAGTCTGATTGACAAATGTTCAACCCACACAAAAACCGCTATAGGTTTGGAAGTGGATATAAAAGTTGGCTGCAAGGCTTCTTATGAGGTGTTGAAAGTTGATGGAGTGGAACGCTTCATTGATTATGACATTGAAAAAGGATGTACATATCAGGAAATTCCAAAATGGCTGTTCCCGGTCAGATGCAACATGGACTTCCTTTCAATGGATGCCGGGGATGGAAGAAATCAGGCTTTGTTCAACTATATCCTGACTTTACAAAGCAATGATTTTTCCGTTGAAGAAACAAGGGAGTGCATCCGCATCCTGAATAAGTTTGTCCTGAAAGAACCACTTTCAGATGAAGAACTGGAAGTGATACTTAGGGATGAAGCATTTCAGAAGCCAATCTTCTTCAAGGATAAAACTTTTCTGTTTGATAAGTTTGCAGTTTATTTGAAAAATGTGTGTCATGTTGTCAAGATAAACAATCAGCTTCATATTTACCGGGATGGGCTGTATGTAACAGGATACCGGGAAATTGAACAGACTATGATTCAGCATATCCCAAACTTGAAGAAAACACAGCGTAGAGAAGTAATTGATTATATGGAACTGATTGCACCGCAGGTAATCCCGGCTGATGCAAATTACATTGCTTTCAGAAATGGAGTGTATGACATAGCCCATGATGTATTACTTCCCTTCACCCCGGAACACATTATCACCAACAGGATAAATTGGGATTATAACCAAAACGCTTATTCTGAATTGGCAGATAAGACCTTGAACAAATTAGCTTGCAATGACCCGGATATTCGTGCATTACTGGAAGAATGTATTGGTTACTGCTTCTACAGAAGAAACGAGTTGGGAAAGGCTTTCATTTTGACCGGGGATAAATCCAACGGAAAAAGTACATTCCTTGATTGTATCAAGGCAATATTGGGAACAGATAACATTTCAGCGTTGGAACTGAAAGAATTGGGGGATAGGTTTAGCACTTCAATGATGTTCGGTAAACTTGCGAATATATCAGACGATATTTCAGATGATTTCTTGCAAGGAAATCAGGTTGCAACTTTTAAGAAGGTTGTAACTGGAAACAGAATCAAGGCTGAACGTAAGGGGCAAGACCCTTTTGAATTTGAACCATATACCAAACTGATAGCATCCGCTAATGACATTCCAAGAATGAAGGACAAGACCGGGGCGGTACTTAGAAGATTGGTTATCATTCCTTTCAATGCAAGATTTTCAAAATATTTGCCGGATGGAACACTTGACCCGGAATACAATCCTTGGATTAAGTATGATTTGGTAAAACAGGAATCAATGGAATATTTGATTGCATTGGGAATAGCCGGATTGAAAAGGGTTATTGAAAACAATGAGTTCACAAAATCTTCCAAGGTGCAAAAACAAATTGATGGATATGAGGAAGAAAACAATCCTATCATTGCTTTCCTTGCTGATTGTGAACTTGATGAAATTGAAAACGAACCAACAAACGAGGTTTACAAAAGATACACTGTATTTTGTGCTGAAAATAGCATGAATCCAATGGGAAATGTGGTTTTTACAAAACAGCTTTGCAAACGCTTGAATCTTAAAGTGGTTGATAAGCGTGTTGATGGTAAGAAAACAAGGGTTTACATGAAAGACGAATAAATGAGAAAGGCGGTATTTTTATTATGAACTTCACTAAGGCTGAGAGAATTGAACAGTTTAGCAAAGTTATGAGTGCAGCATTTAACAGTAATGAAATGGAAAAGTTCATAGTTAAATTGAACGAATTGGGATTCTTTGAAGCCCCGGCTTCTGTATCCCATCATGGAAACTATTCAGGCGGTTTGTTTGACCATTCTATTTGTGTTACTAATTGCCTGATTGACTTAACAAAAAGACTTGAATTGAAGTGGGAAAATGACCGTTCCCCTTATATCGTGGGAATGTTTCACGATTTATGCAAATGTGATAATTACAAGGTCAAAGATGGGTGGAAAGCTGACCCAAAACTTTATGTTGGGGAAGCTGATTATGAAAGATGGGAATATAACAATGCTTCCATTCTTCCGGGTCATGGCGAAAAATCAGTTATCATGCTGCAAAAGCTGATGTTCCTGACGGATGAAGAAATTGCTTGTATTCGGTGGCACATGGGAGCATTTGACGATAAAAGTTATTGGAACAATTATGGTCAAGCAGTTACCCAGTTTAACAATGTATTGTTTACCCATACCGCTGATATGATGGCAGCAAGAATTTTCAGTATTTGAAATTAACTTTTCAAGAAAGGCGGTTGCTATGAGTTTCAATAATATTTGTCATAACTGCTTTGGTGCTGCTAATAACGATTGCGAAAAATGTAAAAGAAGGGAAGGTAATAGGATGAATCCAACAAAGAACAGTGAAGGTTACGCTGACCCTACAGCCTATAACGGCTTAAAGGATATTATCAAAGAAGAAACCGAAATTGAAAGACTGAACCATAAAGTTATCCAATCGTTCCGGCTGCTTGTGGATTTAGCAGGTTTTGAAATTGTTGGAAGGGTTACTTTGAAACATAAGAAATCAGGGAAAGTGTTCAGATGATGCAATCAGTAGTTGTGGTGGTTGAATGTTCCGCTTCTGTTCCGCTTCTGTTCCGCTTGATTTCATTTAAGCGGAACACTTTGAAACCCTTGAAAACAAAGGGTTTTGGTGGTATTTGTTCCGCTGTTCCGCTTGAAAACATATTTTCTTTAATTTTTGTATTTTTAGAATAATTTTTATAAATTTTAGAAGCAATAAAAAGAAAATATATAAGTAGTAGGCTAATTTAAGCGGAACAAGCGGAACACTTGCAATAAGATATATCCGTAAAGCCTTGCAGAATAAGGATTTTTGAATGTTCCGCATCTGTTCCGCTTATAACAAAAACTGTTCCGCTTGAATTTATAAGAAAGGATAAAATGACCATGAATGATGAAACCATTGAAGCAATGAAGAATTATTTATATCAGGTGAAAGATGCAGATAAGATGATTGATGTTAAGCAGAAAAGACTTGATGAACTTAGGCTTCAAGCTACTTGCATCCGTTCCCCTGATTATTCCAGTGAAAGGATACAGACAAGCCCAACAGGTGATGCTATCCCCCGGATAATTGCCAAAATCATAGATTTACAGGAAGAAATCAATGCTGACATAGACCGATTTGTTGACTTGAAAGCTGAAATCATGCACAACATTGATAAATTACCAAAAGCAGATGAAAGGGTTGTTCTTTATGCAAAGTATTTTGAGTACAAAACCATACAGCAAATAGCAGATGAAATTCCATGTTGCAGAAGAACGGTTCAAAGAGTACATAAAACAGCCCTGAAAAAGTTGTCCTTGATTGTCACCCCGAACCTATGATATAGTGTATCTTGAAAAGATACACTAAAAAGAATTAGCCCTTGTTTTACACAGGGGCTTTTCCTATTTCCCCGGAAGGGTGCTATTTACCTCCTACCTTCCGGGGATTTTTTGAAATTAAGATGAAAGGGGTGTTGCCGGATGGCAAAATTAACCGACAAACAAAAACGGTTTGTTGATGAATACCTGATTGACCTGAACGCAACACAGGCTGCAATCAGGGCAGGATATTCACCCAACACAGCAGAACAGGCAGCTTCAAGGTTGTTAAGTTTTGTTAAGGTTCAAAATGCTATTGCCGTTGAAATGGCTGATAGGTCAAAAAGAACAGGGGTGAACCAAGATAGAGTTATTCAGGAACTTGCTAAAATTGCCTTTGCGAATATCACCAACATTGCTGATGAAAATGCAGCATTGAAAACAGATGCTGATGAAGCTGACCTTGCTGCTGTTGAATCGGTAAAGGTAAAAACAATTCCAACAAAAAGTGGTGATGCAGGTGTTGAAAGAGAAATCAAACTTGCTTCCAAATTGAAAGCCCTTGAATTACTTGGGAAGCATTTGGGAATGTGGAATGATAAACTGGATGTAAACCTGAATGTTCCTGTTGTCTTTGAGGGGGAATCTGACCTTGAAGAATGAAGAAGTTTTGAAAATCTATCTTCCGGCTATTGTCGGAAAGGGGTATAAAAAATTTTGGAATTTTAAGGGAAGATACAGGGTTGTAAAAGGAAGTCGAGCATCCAAGAAATCAAAAACGGCTGCTTTGTGGTTCATTTACAATCTGATGAAATATCCTGATGCAAATTTGCTTGTAATCAGAAAAACCTTCCGAACTTTGAAAGATAGCTGCTTTACAGAATTGAAATGGGCTGCAAAGCGGTTGAAGGTTGAACATCTTTGGAACTTCACAGAAAGCCCACTTGAAGCAGAATACATTCCAACAGGTCAGAAGATATATTTCAGGGGTTTGGATGACCCCTTGAAAGTAACATCTGTAACCGTTGATGTGGGCTGCTTATGTTGGATGTGGATTGAAGAAGCCTATGAGATAATGAACGAAGCTGATTTTGATACATTGGATGAATCAATTCGTGGTGCTATCCCGGAAGGTTCAAAGCTGTTCAAACAGGTTACTTTCACTTTCAACCCTTGGAATGAAAGGCATTGGCTGAAAAAGCGGTTTTTCGATAACCCGGATGATGAAACCCTTGCACTGACAACCAATTATTTGTGCAATGAATGGTTGGATGCTGCTGATAAGAAGGTTTTTGAAACCATGAAGAAAAACAACCCAAGGCGGTATGCAGTAGCCGGGTTAGGTGGTTGGGGTATCGTTGATGGGCTTGTATATGAAAACTGGAAAGAACAGGATTTTGAACTGATTTCAAAGAAGGATTATCTGAAACTGGATGATGCTGAAAAGAAATCAAAAAACTATGTGTTCCGGGAAGATGTAGAATCAGCCTTTGGTTTGGATTTTGGTTATACAAATGACCCA